GATCCTCGGCGACGTCGAGGAGCGGCGCGATGCCTGAGCGCGGCGTCGTGACGATGCTCCTCGAGGAGCGTGGCATTCGGAAGGTCGCGCTTGCGGATGTGTGCGGCGTCGGCCCGCAGCAACTCTCGAAGTACGTCTGCGGCGCTCGGCGGTTGAATGCGGAGCAGCGGCGCGCGATTGAGGCCGAGTACGCGCTCGTCGCGGCTGAGGTGATCGGCGCGTTCGATGCGGCCCGAGCATCGTGGGAGTCTGGTGGTCCTGTCGGGAAGTCGCGGCCGGTCGCGCCGATGGATGAGCGCGTCGTCGACATCACCGAGCCGGACGATGGCGAGTGGTACACGATCGACGAGTGGAAGGCGCGGTTCGGCGAGCCTGGCGGATCACACGACGCGAGCGGCAGGGCGATCGGTTGCGGCCGCGCGTACTTCGCGACGGAGCCTGACTACTGCGAGGGCTGACGGGTTTCCCGCATATGTGTCTATCGACTTGACAAGATAGCGGGGAGCGTGCATACTTCTCCCATGGCAACCACCACCCACCACGAGGAGCCCACCATGACCGCCGAGATGTACCGCACCGCCGCCGCCAACTACCTCGCCAAGCTCGCCACCTACGATCGCGAGATCGTCGCCGAGATGGCCGCCGACCTCCGCAAGCGCAACGCCCGCACCCGCAGCCACGAGACGCGCATCGCGACGCAGCTCATGATCGACTGCTGCGACGTCCACCTCGCCACCGCCTAGCGGTCGGCGAGCACGGCCCCGTCGCCTCCGGGCGGCGGGGCCTTTCTCTTTGGCGCGACGCCTAGTCCACCCAGACGAGGTACTCGGCCGTCACGCGGCCACGCTCCGGGTCGACGAAGTGGAGGCGCTGCGCCGGCAGCGAAGTCGCCGCGACGAACTCTTTCGCATACGAGGAGTCCGACACGAGCGATGGCGTGACGAAGATGCGGCCGCCATTGTTCATGGCGAGCTGCATCGGCGTATGAAAATGGCCGAGGTACGCGTCCACGAAGTCGGGCATGACGCCGCTCGCCCACGCTAGGTGCTTCTTCAGGATCCCGTACGCGGGGATGTTCCCGCCGAACGATCGGATCGTGTCGCCGTGATGCGCGAGGGCGCGGTACGCTCCGACCTCGACGATGCTGTACCAGGACTCTGGGAAGACCCACTCGAGGCGCGGCTGCGCGGCGAGGCGCTCGCCGATGATTCGGCCGACGATCCGATCCCAGTTCGTGTCCGACTCGTAGTCGAGCGACTGGCGCCCCTTGCCCCTACCGACGCGACCATGATTGCCCGGCGTCAAGTAGACCCGCACGGTCTGGTACTCCTCGAGGAGACGGAGGATGCTCGCCTCGATGATCCGCGCAGCGTCGAACAACTGCTCGAACGTGCTCGCGTCGACGGCCCAAGCCTGGTGCGGGAACTGTCCGGTCTGCTCGATCAGATCGCCGCCGAGGATGACGACGCACTCGTCGACGCTGTGGTCGGCGCGCTGGATCTGCGTCAACCGGATCGTCTTCTCGATCGTCTCAGCGATGCGGCGCTCCGCCACCTCCGTCGAATACGAGGAAGTCACGGCGCCGATATGCGTATCCGTCAAGTGCAGAAGCGCCACCTCGGCATCCCTTAGGCGCTTCCGCTTCGGCGGCTTCACCGGCTTCGCCTCGCCGCTGATCGCCGACGCGTCCCGAGCGCCCTGATAGACCGCCTGCACCAAGTCGGCCGTCTTCGCCTTGCTCGCGGCGAGTTGGCGCTGCACCCGGTCCAGCGTCGCCTGGAGTTCGGCGATCCGCACGTCGCGTTCGATGTCGTCGCGGATACTCATCAGAGGCACGTCTTCCGGTGCCGGCGGACCTGCTTGCCGTCCGCGTTCAGCTTGTAGCCGTGCTCGACGAGGACGCGCGCGAGGACGGCGCCGGGAATGCCAGCGTCGGCGAGGCACTCCTCGACGTCCCGCCGATCCTCGGCGCTCATCTGCGCGAGTGCGGCGCACACGGCGCAGACGGGCGGCTTCGGCGCGCTCGCCATCCTGATCTCATCGGCCAGTCCCATTGGTTCCCTCCCTGGTCGGGTACGCCTAAGGGTACGCGATCCTCACCGAGAATCCTCTAGACGATCCTGATGAGGATCTGCGGCGCGGCAGCGTTCCGCGTGCGAAGCCAGAGGCCGCCCCCATCATCCTGCGAGCCTATGGTGCCCGGCGAAGTGTTGGCTTCCACCGTCTTGACGTTGAGCGTGGCGAGGTTCGGACGCGACCGGATCAGGCCGATGTGATCGTGCGTCTTGTCGGCCTGCCAATCGAAACAGATCGCGTCGCCTCGGCGAGCCGCTCGAGCGCTGACGATGCTCATGCCGTACCGGCCCTGCCTGGCCGCGTCGACCCATGCCGGCACCCACGCCTCATGATGCGTCCTGACGAATGCCGCCCACGACTTCCACCCAGCGCATCGATACGCCCACGAAGTCGTGGCGGCGCACCACGGCCAAGCGCCCGGCGCCAGCTCGGAGCCGAGGCGCTGGATCTGCTGGACGTACGGGCCGAGATTGTTCCCCCAGACCTCGAGCGGGCCGACCATCAGCTCCATGCACGAGGCGGCGCGATCCTGCAGCGTCCCCGGCAGGAACTTGCCGACGACGAGGAGCGTCTCCGGCGTGATGTTCCCGTCCGGCTTGATCTTATTCCGCTGCTGGATCCGCTCCGTCAGGCGCCGCGCAGGCCCACCGTAGGTGTCCTGGTAGTTGATCCCCTTCGGGACGGGGATGCCGGCCTGCTTCGCATACGCGACGCACGCGCGCTTATACGCGCCGCGCTGCACTAGACGATCCGGTCAGGATCGCGAACCAGGTACCCGGCGAGCGCGACGAGGATCGTGATCAGCGCGCCCTGCGCCACCTCGGGAATGTCGACACCGAACATGCCAGCGATCCACGTCGCCAGCGTCACCGTCGCCGCCGCCACGGTCGCGGCCGTGACCTTGTTGGAGATGTGCATATGAATCCTCTCCCAATATCTAGATGATCTGACTGATGATAGCCGTCGCCGCACCCGTCGCCGCGCTGATCACGCCAATCACGGCGACGAGCTGGCCCTTCGTCATATCGCTCCCGCGCCGCATCGCCTCGCGCTCCTCCAACTTCAGAAGCCGCTGCTCGATCCGGTCAAGGGACCGGAAGATGCGCTCGATCTCGGCGTCGCTCATGGCTTACGTCAGCGGAGGACCAAAGACCGCGAGATGCATGGGGAAGTAACTCGAAACTGGATCGGTGCCACCATTGCCATTGTACAGGGTTCCGTTGTTCGCGACGTTCGCTTTGATTGCGCGCACGTTGAGAGTCCTTGTACCAGCAGCAGGAGTGATCCAAGCACGAGCGAAAATCGAAACTGACATTTCCGCGGCCGCACTTTCGACCTGAGGAAAGGCAAGCACACCCGACATGGCCGATGCGGTAACGTCGTAGAGAACTACAGAAATGTAGGCCGCAGCCGCCGCAGGGACAGCAGCACGCGCACAATAAAATTGCACCTGATAGGAAGACGTGCCATCAGCCGTGAATGAGATGCTATTCCCGAAGACATTGGAGGCGTTAGCCACGGTCAGCTGATTCACCGTGTAGTTGGAAGTTGCTGTCGTATAGCCGATCCGCTTCGCAGCATCGTAGAGGTGCTGAGAGTTATCCCTGACCTGAGTGTTCCAGAACGCTGCGGTCAGTACGTCGCCAGCGACGGCGGTTCCGGGAGTAGTCCAAGGCATGACGCTATTCTACCCTTTCATTAGAGGCCGAATGGTGACGAGTCGAACACGCTGAACGGGTACTGAGCCGCGACAGCCGTCCCACTCGACACCGTACCAGCGGCAAACACGAACGCGGCCGTGTCCGTCGACTGGAGCGCGAACGACACGACATGCGACGCGGGCCGCGCATCATGCCGGATCCCGATGATCTGAACGTCCTTCACGATCGCCGAGCCGATGTCATTTGGCTGGAACTCTACGCGGATGATGTCGGCCAACTCGAGGCTGAGGACCTGAGTCTGCGCCGCCGTCCCGAGACCGGCCAGTTGGACGTCAAGCGAATCGATGCGGAGCTCAGGGTCCGAATACTTGTTCACGATGAACTGGGACAGGGCCAGCGCGTCACTCGTCGACGACATGAGCAGGCCGTTCAACTCGAGCGAAACGACGCCATACTCGGCGATCGACGCCGCATTCTCCGACGTCTGCGGCCCAGCGCCAAGCCTCGAGACGACCGCTCGGTTGAACAGCAGCTCTGTCCCATAGTTCACCGTGATGCCGTTATACGGGATCGCCGTCCCAGCATCCGAGAACACCACCGTCCCCGGATACGCCGCCGTCGAGCGGTCGCGGAACGTGACCTTATTGTCCTTCGACATGAACAGCAGGCCAGGCTCCGAAGCCTCGACGAGCTGCAAGTAGTCGAGCGTCTCGCGGCCCTGCTCAATCACGTCGCCCTGGAGCGTCTGCACTCCCGTGTCAAGATCGCGGAGACTAGTCGGCCAGTCCACCTCGGCCCGATTGAGGATCGCGCCGATCCTGGCTCCGGTCTTCTGACTCGTCGCCGTCGCGAACGCGAGCTGCTGACCGCCGAACAAGATGAAGCCGTCGACGCAAGCGGCGAACGCGTCCGACTGGCCGCTGATGTTGTAATCAATGTTCCAATCCTCGACGAGTCCCGTGAACTGCACCGCCGTCGATCCGTTCACGATCGTCGAGATGCGAATGTTGCGGCGCGGCCGGATATCAGGGTAGTACGGCGACGAGGTGTAGAACGGATCGAACGCACGGTCCTGATTCGTGAACGTGATATTCGCCGATCCCGTCGTGAACTTGTCGAGCTCGCGACTCTTGCCGCGATTGATCGTCACGCTCTTCACGCGCTCCGTGATGTCATAGAACAGCGTCCCGCCGAAACGGTACGTCGTGTTATCGAAGATCGACTGTGGATTCTCATCCTTCACGCTGGACGAGCCGAACGTAAAGAATGGCCCGCCGACGCTGGAGATATCCAGGCCGACCTCGACGAGAAGCTCAGGCGCCGCCACGACCTAGCCTCGCCGGCGCTGGACGATCCGGTTGAAATCCGTCGGCCCCGACGTCGCCGCGTTCGCGAGACTACCCCCAGCCGACGCGACCGACGTGACGAGGGGCCCCGTGAAGACCTGGCCATTCCGCCGCTCGTAATACTTGATCGAATCCACGATGACGCGGGAGAGTTCGTCCGGGTTCGTGCCGAGACCCGCATTCACCGTCAGGTAGATGTTCTGTTGCGACCCGCCACCACCGCCAAGCGCATCCCTCAGCAGATTCGCCGCGCTCGCCGACTCCAGCGGGATCACCGCCTCTTTGCCAGCCTCGCCCGCGACGAACGTCGGCTGCTTGAGGATGCCACCCATCGCCATATAGGTAGTCTTCTTCGGCTTCGGAGCCTTGATAAGTTCGCGCAGCCTGGCGATGCGCTTTCTCTGCTTCTCGGTTCGATCCTCGGGCTCGATCTCGAGGAGGCGGTCCAGCTCTTCCTCGCGCCTCTGCTTCAACTGCTCCCACGCCGCAACAGCTTCGTCGTAGCGCCGCTGATTCTCACTGCTGAGAACGCCGGTGACAACACCAGCGCCACCAGCGGCGATCTGCTCTTCCTTGCCGACGACCGAGAAGATATCCCGCGCCGTGTTCAGGATCGTCTGGAGTTCGCGATTGAACGCGCCAGCGAACGCAATGCCGAGCTCCTCGCCACGATTCGCGCCGATGATGCCATCGAGCTTCATGGAGAACTCCTCCGCCGAGATGATGCCACTGTTGAACTCCTCGACAAGATCAGCGATCGAACGGTTCGCCGCGTCCTGCTGCTGCTGAATCGACTCCTCGAGCCGCGCCGCCTCCTGCTCGAGGAGGAAATCCTGAAGATCCTGCTCAGCAGCCGCGCGCTCCTCACTCGTCGCAGCATTCGCCACCGCCTCACGCAGCCGAGCATCCTCACGCTCGCGCGCCTCCCGCGCCTGCTGCGCCCGAATCTCCCGCAACCGCTTCGCCTCCGGCGACGTGCCGCCAATGATCTCGCCGACAAGGCCACCCAGCGTGCCAGCGGCGCCAGCGAGACTCTGACGCGCACCCTGGATCGCATCGCGCACCGTCGCCGTGATCGTATTTTTCAGACTGACGGCGCCCTTTCTCGCGAACGCGTTAGCGAACTCCCGCTTCGCCTTATCGCCGAAACTCGTGAAATCGGGAAGGATCGCGTCGACCATCCCAGCGAGCGAACCCCTGATCGCCTCGAGCATCCTCGGGAGGAACTCGGACGCGAAGCCCTCCACGAACGCGCCCGTCAACGTCCGACCGATCAGACGACCAGTCGCGCCGATCGGATCAAGCGCCACGCGTAGCGCCTTCACCGCAGTCGACGCGAACATCGATCGGAGATCAGTCTCCACCCCGTCGAGGAGACCATCCGCAGCGGCACGACCAGCACGCCGACCAAAGTTATACGAGGCCGTCCGCGTCGACGTCTCCAGCCCGGAGAACAGCTGCGCGACCTGAGTCTTCCCAGGCGGGATGAGAATCACACGCGCCGGGAGCTCCTTACGCTCGCCCGTCGACCACCACGCCCGAATCCTGCCGAACACATTCCCGATCGTGTCCGTGATCACCTCGACGCGAGCCTTCAGCGTCGGCGCATCCGCGAACCGCTGAATAAACCCGATGAGCGCCGTCGCCGCTCGAGCGATACTCGGCATGAACCGCGCCACCAAATCGCCCGCGAGATTGTTGAACGTCTGCTTGAGGATGTTCAACTGGCCAGGCAGCGTCTTCCCTGCTGCCTCAGCACTCCCGCCGAACTGCGTTGTCAGCTCGGCGAGGATGATCTTCTGCGCCTCGAGGACGCGACCAGACTCGACGAACGCGGTGATCTGATCCTTCTGCGCCTGCGACAACTGGACGCCGGCACGAGTCAGCGCCGTCGCGCCCTTCACGGGATCATTCAGCGCCTTCCCGACGAGGATCGCGGCGGACGTCATGTCCTTCCCCATCGCCACGCTCAGGTCGAGCGTCGCCTTCGTCGCCTGATTGAAAATGTCGTTATCCTTGCCGACCTCATTCCTGATGTTCGTGAACGTGAGGAGGAGGTTCTGGCCGGACTGGATCGCCTCATCATCGACGCCGCTCTTCATCATCAGCGACTCGGCGAGACTCTCAATCTCAGCGCCCGTGACCTTCGCGATGCCACGCGTCGACTTCAGGACCGCGTTCGTCTGCGCGACGACCTTCTGATTCTCCATGAACTCGGCCGTGCCGACCTGGAGAGTCTTCGCGAGGCCACCCAGCGCGGCAGCGCCAGCGACGAGCGCAGCAGTCTTCCCAAACTTCCTGAGCGTGCTCGACGCGGACGCTACGCCCTTCCGCAGACCACTAGTATCCGCAATGATCGGAACTACAACGCCGCCGCCTCGAGCCATACCAGTAGTCTACCCGCGTGGATTACACATAGCCGGTACGGATCGCCAACTCGCGACCCTTCCGCGAATACCCGCGCCGAGCCAACTCCTCCGAGATCACGTCCGCCATATTGAACGCGGATCGTCGGAACGCGGCGTGAACATCATCGCGATGTTTCACCGCAGCCGGCCACAATGCGCGCTGAGCGCTATACCCCGACTGGCGCGTTAGCTTCTCGACGAAGTTCTGACCACGCTGGACGGGCGCCGAATAGTTGCCGCGCGACCCGGCATTGTCATAGATCGCGCCGCCAGCGTTGTTCTGCACGACGCGAAAGATCATGCGGCGCCCATCAAATCCTCGGACTCGCTCCTGCTTCAACTGGGCGCGAATGCCTCGAGAAGCCGCGCCGCGAGAATACCCGCCGCGCCACCCGACCCAGTTCTTCGGAGACTGATCCATCAGCCTGCCGCGCGCAGTCTTGATAATCGGATCCGCCGTCTTCACGACGTCCTTCCGCGCCTGCTTGTAAAGCTCAGGCTCCATCCTCTTCAGCGTACGGAGCGTCTCATTCACGCCCAGGACGATCCCGTACTCCGCCACTACTCAGCCCTCGACGAGTGAACGGCGCGCCAGCGAAGATACCCGAGCATCGTCCATAGCATACGCTCGGACTCTTGCAGTAGCAGACTAGGGGCGATGCCCGTCTCGCACGCGAGACCGGCGATCATCCAGTGGGAGGAGTGCTCTCCGAGGGCGCTAAAGGGGCGTCTTCCTCGCCCTCGATATCGTCGAGCGTCGCGACCCACTCCATGAAGCCGAGCGTCGTCCTGGCCTGCCGATGAGCGGCGTGCCACGCGAGCCACACGAAATCGCGCGCGAACAGATCACCACCGCTGAGACTGGTCGATGGCTTCTGGAAGTGATCCTCCCACGCGATCACATCCACGAGCTCAGCCGTGATCGTTTCCTCAACTCCGCCCTTCGGCTTGATCTTGAACTGGACCCTCATCGCTCTCCCCCATCCCCGCCAATGGCGGGATCAGCCTACGCGCCGACGCTCTTCGTGATCGTGCCCGAGATCGGCCAAGTCACATCGGCCGTGGCTAGCTCGCCGACGGCGCCGTTGACGGGCGTCCACTCGGTCACCAGCACCGTCGCGGTGTACGAGGGGTTCGCCGAGGAAGCGGCGGCCGTGCCGTTCGGCTTCACGACGATCGTCGCGGTCGCGCCGATCAGCGGGTAGACGAGGCCCTCGATGGCGCTGTAGTCGTTGTGGATCGACAGCGTGATCGAGTTGTCCTTCAGACCGCCGACACGCGTGACGGCACCCTGGCCGAAAGCGGTCGTCTCCACCTCGGCCGCGCTCGACGAAAGCGTGATGCTCGCGACGTTCGCCGAGATGTCCGTTGTGCCGAGCGTGATGTTGGCGTCCGTGAGGACGAGCTTCGCCATGATCTAGTCCTCCTGTGGGACGTCGACGTTTGCGCCCTTCATCTTACCCGACGCCTTCGGCGTTTCGGGAATCACGCGCCCCGACCCGATCAGGATATCGATCCGATCGACGTCGGCCTCCGTGATCGTCTCGCCGCCCGTCTTCCCAGCGACGACGAATCCGTCAACCACCACATACTGCTTCGCCATCCTCTTAGCTCCTTGTCATCGCGACGAACCTGAAGTCCACCGCGAGATACGTCGTGTCGTTTGCGTCGATCGTCTGGATGTTCCCAGCCGACTCGACGATGCTAGTCTCGACCGTGCCGCCGAGCGTCCGGTCCTGCTCGAGCGCCCACCGCACACCACCACTCCCATACGAGAGGAACGTGTCAAGCAGCCGCTCCGACGAGCGCTCCGCCGCCCGGCCGACGATCACGGTCACGTCATAGTTATGCGTCGTCAGGCCACCAGCCATCGCGTCGTGATACTCAATCGACCGGAGACTCGGGAATGCCATCGGCACGTTCACGTTATCGGGCTGCCGATCGTATGTCCTGAGTCCGTTGATCCGGCCGAGCGCCGTCGCGATCGCCGTCTTGACCTGGCTGACGCTACTCATCGGATGTTCCGCATCTTCCGATACGGCATCACGAGCTGCTCGACATCAGGGTCGAGGAACCGGCTGACGCGGACGGCTCCGAAATCACCGAAGCCGGCGACGCCGAGCGGCGAGTCGTACCGCTTGAAGATCCGCGTCGACTGGATGATCGTCGCCACCTCGATCGCCTTCGGAACCGCCGGCCACCCGTAGACGCCCGTGATGCGGACGAGGGCCTCCTCAGCATCACCGAACGCGTTCCCGACCGGCCACACATAGTCCTCGATCGCGCGGACCCGATCATACGCCCACGCGATCCCGTCGAGGTTCCCGTTCAGCGGCTCCAGCTGGTAGTCCGTCACGTCCCACGTTACCCACGTCCCGTCCGCCGCGGGCTGCGACTGGACGGTGATCGCCGTCCCCGCCAGATCATCCGTCTGCAGCAGCAGCGGATCGCCCGTCGCGAAGTACCTCGTCACCGTGCCGGACTGGTAGAAGTTCCGCATCGCGTACCCGTCGATCAGCCTCGAGGCCGACTCGATCGCTCCCTCAAGGAGCGTATTGTCGACGTTATCGGTGATGCGTAGCGCTGCCTTCACCTGGTCGAGCGTGGCATAGCCATTCGTGATCGCCATGCTAGTAGTCTACCCGCCGCGCGAGCCTATCCCGCACCACGCCGCAAACGCGCGCCACGCCCTCCTCAAAGCCGACCTCAGGCACGACGCCGAGGATCTCCTCCTGGACGCGAAGGTGCGGACGCTTCACCAGCGTCATACGGCCCGGCAGCGTCGACAAGACGACGAGGCGAGGATCAGCGGAGAAGCGACTATTGATCAGGTTCGCCAACTCGAGGATCGGTCGGATATCAGGGTGGCCGATGTTCGCGACGAGGTAGTCGCCCTCGTACTCGCCGGCCGCGATGATCGCGCGCACCGCATCCGAAACGTGAAGCCACCCGCGAGCGCTGCCCGTATGGACCGAGATGGGATTGCCGAGTGCGAGCTCGTGAGCGAACCGGATCATCGCCGAGCGGTGATCGCCGAAATCTTCGTGCTCGTCATACATCATGAACGGCCGCAGCGTCACCGCCGGCAGCCCATTCGCCGCCTCATACTCGACGAGGCGCTCGCCCAACAACTTCGACAAGCCGTAACGATTGATCGGCTCGGGGTACATCGTCTCGCGCATCAGTCCAGACGTATTCCCATAGACCTCGCTGGTGGAGAAGTAGACGAACCTCGACCCGCTGCGCTTCGCGATCTCGAGCATGTTCTGCGTTCCGACGATGTTCGTGTCGATCGCCATGCTCGGCGCGTCCTCGCACGTCACGCGACTCACCATCGAAGCGAGATGGAAGATCACGTCCGCGTGGAAATCCTCTATGCCGAGAAGGTCCGCCGGGTTCCGCACGTCCGCCGTGATGTAGTTCGATCGCCACGCCGGCCGCGTGTCGATGCTGATCACGGTATCGCCGCGCTCCTTGAGGGCGCGCACGAGCGGCGCTCCGATGTTCCCCGCCGCTCCCGTCACGATCGCTCGCACTACCTCATCCCCTTCTCGCGCGCATAGGCCGCGATCTGCTCATCCGCCATCCGCCGAGTATCAGCATCCAAGCGGACACCGCTGCGCGTATCGTGCGCGTTCCCCTCATCGAACACGATCCGCACCGTATCCGCCTGGTACGTCTGCACGCCAGCAGCCGCAGCATCAATGTAGAACGCCCAGTCCGACGAATAGATATCGTCGCGAAACCCGCCGACCCGATCAAACAGGCTGCGCTTGAATGGCGCAGCGCCGGGCAGCGTCAGGACGCGACCGATCGCCGCAGGATCCCAATAGCCGCGCCACTCGTCGCCGCGATACTTCCACCGGATAGCGTCGACCAGCAGCTCGGCACCAGCCTCATCAGCCGCGTCGATCTCGTCAAGCGCGCCCGGCAAATAGCGATCATCGATACAACACACGCTGATCCAATCGCTCGAGCAGGCGCGCATAACCTCATTCCAGCGTTCCGTGAAGCCGCTCGCCTCGAGGACGATGCCGAATATCGGGATATCCAAATCGTCAGGCACAGAGTCGAACATTCCCGCCATGTCGGGATCCTCGTACGCGACGACGATCTCGTCAGGCTTCCGCTTCAGCTCGCGAACAGCGTCCCACCACCCCGGCACGAACTGCGCGAAATCGACGCCCCACGCAGCCGTCGCCACACTCACCGTCACCCGCATACCGCGTCCCAGTAGACGCGCGGCGCCTCGGCGACAAGCTTACGCAGCACGTCGGGATCATCCCAGCCTGGCACGCTCGTCACGCCGACATGAGCATTCGCAAACACCTTGCAGCCGCACAAGACAGCCTCGATCACGGCGCGCCCCTCCGACTCGAACGCGAGCGGAAGATGAATGAACGCCTCGGCGCGCCGCATCATCATGATCACGTCGCGGCGCTCGTCGCGCGTCATCACCATCAGCGGATACCCCTCACGCGCCGCGCGGACCCGCGCATTCGCCAACCCCTTCAACGGATGATCACGACACGCCGCCACCGCGAACGGCTCCTTCACCGCAGCCGGATACAACTCGGACTCGTCCATCGCGCTCAGCACGAGAATCGCTTCGCGTGGCATCGACCACGCGCGCGTCCTCGACAAGTGCGCCGGCGTGTGCACGATCAGACGTCGAGCGCGACTGATCATCACCGCCTTCCACTCTGCTGGCTGCGTCGCATGATGCAACAACACCACCGGCTCGAACGTCGAGAGGGCGCGCCCTTCCTCCTCAGACAATCCCTCAAGGCTCGTCACGAGCACGCGGTCGACCGTGTGCGCCTCGTCCGGCGTGATATACGCCCACTCCACTCCGTCCGGCGCGTGCGCCAAATACTCAGCGTCCGACAACTCGGCGCCGCCACGATACGCGCCAGGAAGCCACCCCTCGCCCGCATCCTCCGCGACCGGCTGATGCGTCGAGACGACGCCGATCCTCACGGCTCCCACCTGGCGATCGTCTCCATCACCGGCCGCCAATGCTCAGCGAACACGCGATCCGCCTCGTACGCGCGCATCCCCTCGACCGCCTCCGTGCTCGTCGCGCCACGCTCCCGCGCGTACGCCTGCTCGAGCGCGCGCACGATCTGCGACACATGCGGCGTGAAAAACCACGAGTTCTGGAACGCATCCCACAACGGCTGGCCGTCAATCACCCAGCCGTCAGCGACGAGCTCGGGCTGCGCCGTCCAGTTACTCACGATCACGGGAGTTCCGCACGCCTGAGCCTCGATCACCGGAACGCCGAACCCCTCACCAGCCGACGTCGCGAGCAGCACATCCGCGTCCGTGTAGAGTGCTGCAAGCGCCGTCTGCGGCATGTTCATCCGATACAGGTACTGATTGACGAACCGAACCTGATCGTCGCGGATCCCGCACGCGCGCAACAGCGGCCGAAGATCAACACCGCCGAGCGCCGACGACTCGTCCGTGTGCAAGTAGAGGATCGCGTCAGGCTTGTCGTGCGCGAACATACCGAACGCGAGGAGATTCTCGCCCCACGACTTCCTCGGCGGCGTCCGCCCCTTATTCGCCGAGTTCATCATCACCACGAACGCCGACCCGTCCTCGACTTGCATGATGTCGCGCCCGCGAATCCGCTGGCCCTTCGCGTCGAGGAAATCCGGCGTCGGTTTGAAGACGCGACCATCGAACGCGTGCGGCGCGTACAGGCACTCGATACCGTCGTGTCGCATCATCTCTTCGCCGAATCGGCTCATCGCGATCGGCAGGACATTCGGCTTTCGAAGCCACTCAGCCACCTCGGGCGGCGCCGGCTTGTGATCGATCGGCACCCACGCCGCGATCTTCGGAATCCGATCGATGCTCGGATTTTTCAACGCCCACACATCGAACAGCGTCACCACCGCGCTCGGCAACTCGGACCCGCTCGCCCAATGCTGCGAATGCGCCATCAGGATATCGTCCGAGTATGCCGTCACACCCGTCGGGTACAGCTTGACGCCA